GGGGAAAAGGTCTGAGGATAAGAATTAAAAGAAAATTGGAAAATGGTGGCGAAAATGAACACAAAAAATTGAAGATAATATGATTTAATATTTTAATCATATTATAATTATTTATTCAAGTGGATTATCTTTTCAAAGGGGGCTGACCCACCGCCCGCCGGCTCCGGCGGCGGCATCCCGCGCAGTGCAGCCGCCGAGGGGTGCATGCAGAACCCACTGCTTCCCGGGACTCCTGGATTTGTAGATACACATTGAAAACCGCCCTTACACGAATTATAAGTACCTGTATCGCACGGAACCAGCTTCGCTGGACCGGGACCTGGTGGACCTGAAACTGGTGGACCTGAAACTGGTGGACCTACACAACGTCTTGGCATATTAACTTGGCATGTTTTGCTTCCATATTGGCCGCTAGATACAGTGTAATAATTCCCGGGCGGGGAATCATATGTCAGAGCGTCATATGGATTATATGGTATTTGATAGTTTAAAACTATTTGCGGGTTCATAGAAGGGGTGTTTTTAGGTTCCGGAGGTCCTACAACAAGACCTGAAATAACTTTATTGTAATTTTTCAATGAGAAATAAGAGTGGGCAGAATTTACATATGAATTTGAACAATGATCCATTTATTATAAGAAAAAATTTTTAAATTTATAATCTTTTATTTCTTGACCCATTGAATATTTAAGATATCTTCTGTCTTTTTTTTATATCCATATTGATTCATATACCAATCAACCGCAGATTGGTGCTGCATTATTCCTTTAAAATACCAAGAACTTGTCCATATATCTGCATTACATTTACAACATTTTATTAAAACTTTAGGCTTCATTTGCGAGGCTCTTTTTGCTTTTTGTAAGGATAAATTGAGAATTTTATCCTTACACTTAAATTCTTCATTATCATCTTCATATTTAATAAATTCATGACCATAATACGGCGAAGTGTATGTTACTCCATTACATTTTTCACATGCTTCGTAGTTAATATTTCTTAACTTATTAATAGAAGGCTGAATAGTTTCTAAGATAAATTCAATCTTATTTTTCAAACTTGTATTTCCTTTTATATACCCAATTCCTTCAGGATCTCTTGAAAATTTTGTTTTAGATTTGAGTAAATAAGGAATTTTTTCTTCTTCTGATAAAAATTCCCATTTTATTTTCAACATTTGCAAAATATGTACCCGATTATATTTAGTAGGTTTCTCAATTTTAGAATAATTTTCACTAATATAATAATTGCATGCTTCAGCCCATGGCTGATTATCTAAAAATAAATTCCACAACTTCTTTTCAGTTTTTACATGAGATAATTTTCTTTTAAAGGTTTCGCATCAGACCTAAATGTTACTTTTTTTAGTTTAGACATCAACTATTCTTTATTTACTTATTTATTTTTCAATTTAAGAATATTACTATTCAAAATTGATAATAATATTTTATTTTAAAATATTAGTAAAATGAATTGTATCTGTGAATATTGTAATACAGAATTCTTTAGAAATATTCCGAACTCTCATTTAAAGCCTTGTAGATTTCTGATTTGGATTTCGAAATATTATGATATATCATTGGATGCGTTGGATGAAGGATTTATTAAAAGTGTTAATAATGGTATTATTAAATATGGTGGAGAACGGGGATGGGATATATATGAAAAATTGATGAAAATATGTATTGAAACATTTTTACCTCATCAATTAAATGATGATATGGTTAGAAATGGTTTAAAGTATTGTTACAAATATGCTAATAATAAATTCAAACCTAGTAATAGAAATAAATTTCGAATATTTAGTAAGATTTTAAATAAATTGTGATATTATTGACTAAAATCCGTTGAAAATCTCTAATTCAAAGAAAGTAGAGCATATTATAGAAAAAGACAATAGCGAATTTCTGTCACAAAAAATGGTGTTAATCTTATTAAAAGTGAATCGTTAAGAGATACATTAATTGATCTCCACAATGGCAATAATGTTACTCGATTGTGCATAAAAAAAACCCATATCTTTTTAAAGACATGGGTTTAATTAAATTTTTATCTTGCCAGGAATTGAACCAGATACAAGATTAATTGTTTAAGAGTTGATTAATCTCTTAAACAACCCCGCGATGTATCTTTCTTTGCTAATCAAACAAAGTGACCACACAGCAGTTGAACGAGCGGGAATTGAACCCATATTACCTGGCCGGAAAGACCTGCGTGTTAACCATTACACTATCGTTCCTTTTTATTTTCTACCATCTCAGTCTCCGTTGTTATTATGATATATTTGTTTTTATTTTCTACCATCGCAGTCTCCGTTGTTCGTTGTTATTATGATGTTTGATTCTCGGTTTCTTTTTTCTATTATGATATATTTGTTTATAATTTCTGGGATAAAATTTGCTAGTATTCCACCTCTTAACTTTAAATATAATCTGCTTACTTATCAATTTATCATATATTATTGAACATTTTATATTTTGAATAAGAGTTTTTCTAGAGACTTTACCGATTTTATCTAGATATAATTGTTTCCACTGCTCTAGTTTCATGGATTTAACCCCTTCTCTATCCAAACCCCAATACAATTTCTTATGTTTGATAAGAAATTGACCCTGAAGAGGCCCGAGCGATGTTCTATATACTGAATCAGGATACACGTAACATGTATTTTCGGGAATACATGTTTCTGATGAAACATTCCCATTGGGCATTTGAAATTTAATCAAATTTCTACCACTTGAAACAAGTGAAAATAGATGGATGAATAAACGACAATCAGATTTTATTATATTTCTATAATTATTCAAATGGTCTACCCGGCACACACATTCATAATAATTTGGGCGAAATATAATAGATAAAAATGGTTGATTTAAAATTTCTAGCATATTTTCTGTAAATTGTATTTGTTTACATAGTTTTGTAGTCATTGGCGTTAAAAATCAATGATTAAAAAATAATTTTCAATTTTAAACACTTTAACGATTTCTAAATTCAACTAAGTGTGTGAAACTACAAGAGAATCTCACAGAATATCTAAATATTCTCTTTTACCGCATCCATTCGGATATCCGTCATAATAAGTATATTCGGGTGTTATTTTGTCTCTCCATCTTAGAAAATTTAAAGCAGTAAACCACAAGTCAAGATATTCATGGAATTTTTCACATAAATTCATTATCATAATTATTATTATGATAATAATAAATTTCAATTTAATCTATATTTTAGAACTTCTGTTAATTAATTAAATTCTAATACAAGTGACATGGGAAATTTTGCAGCAGTAGAAGTTTTAAATCTTATATTTATAAAATTATATGAAGAAGATTTTGTAATTATACCATAGCCTCCTCTAAATGTTTACATGGGGTATTATAATCCTTCAAACGATATTGGAAATGAGGACATGAACAAGTCTTATTAGTTATGTTAACATCGTATTTTCCAATTTTAATAATATTATCTTCATGGGTAGAAAGATTTTGATTAGTCGACCTCCGCGAGGTGGCCAAGTTCGATGCAATTTCATCCAATCGGTTACTTTCTGAAAGAGATTCAGATTGAATCTCATTAAAAGCGTCCTTCAAATGCTTGCAAAGTTCTCCAGTTCCCTTCAAACGATAATGAAAGTGAGGGCATGAACAAGTCTTATTATCAAGATCTAGTTCATAATTGCCGCGAGTCAAAGTATTTTGAGTATTATCTGAAAGAGATTCAGATTGAATCTCATTAAAAGCGTCCTTCAAATGCTTGCAAAGTTTTCCAGTCCCCTTCAAACGGTAATGAAAGTGGGGGCAAGAACAAGTCTTATTAGTTATGTCAACATAATAGTTTTTAATTTTAATAATATTTGTATTAAAAGATTTGCAAATCTCTTGAAGCCTTTTATTAAAAGAATTCATGTGAGATTGTTGTTCTTTCATAGAATTTTTAGCAAAGTCTTGAAAATCTTGAGCAAGATTTTCGATTTTTTGAATAGTAGAAAGTTCCATTAGTTTAAAAAATATTATATTATATAATATTTTTTCAATTTTATATATCTACAATACAGGGAGAAGTCGTGTAATATATATGGTCTAGATTAAATATATTAATTTCCATATTTAATCACCCAATCTCTGGCATGTTTATTATATAATTTTCTATTACTTTTATAAATTCTCGCTATTTCTGGGACTAGAGGGTCTTCCGGATTGGGATCGCTTAATAGACTGCAAATAGATAATAAGACTTTGGAAATTGTAAGAGCAGGAGACCACTCTTTCTTAAGGATATCTAAACAAATATCACCTTTCGAATTAATATTTGGATGATATATTTTATTTTTGAAAGAGATTTTGGGGGGTCTAAAGGGGTAATCTTCGGGGAAATTAATATCTAATTTAAAAATTCCATTTTCGTATGGAGTTTTGGAAGGACCTATAATCATAGCACTCCAATGAAATAAATCATCATCTACAGGGCATGCGGTAAAATTTGCCAAATTTTCAGCGATTATCTCTAGATATTCTTTATTAATTCTTTTTAATGCCATTTTAATTAAATAATTTATCATTTAAATAAATAATTTATACCATTCTTACAAATTTTTCACCATTATTTATAACTTTAATCCCAATTCCGCCATATTTTCCGTAATCACTATCCTGATCACCTATTGAAAGTGTTATATTATATCCCAAATCTTGTATATATTTTCTAACATATTGTTTATATTTCATAGCATCTTGTAAATTTTGTATATTATTTTTGGGATTTGTAAAAAATATTTTATCATAATTTTCAATTCCTAACTCATCCAATTCTGTAACTGTATAATCGACATTACGATCTGTACCTTGTCTAGATGTAATAATATAAATTTTGTATTTTTTATACAAACAATAATAATAAAACTCGAAAGTTTTTGTATTAAGTTTTTTGTTATTATTTATTAATGTTCCATCAATATCAAAAACGATCACATTTTTAGAAGAATATGGAATATTATTTAATAAATTAGTTAAATCCATTTTATTAAATAATTAAATCTTTAAAAGAAAAATTTGTGCATCAAAAATTTGCTTCTTCTTGCTCTGCGTCTGGAAGATTTCTTGGATTTGCGCCCTCTGCAACGCTTGCTTTTGGGATTGTACACCTTACCCTTATCTCTGCAGTCTTTTCTTCTGGCTTTTACCGAAGGTCCTTTGCGGCGAGAACTTTTTCTTTTACGAGAACTTTTTCTGCGGCGAGAACTTTTTCTTTTACGAGAACTTTTTCTGCGGCGAGAACTTTTTCTGCGGCGAGAACTTTTTCTTTTACGAGAACTTTTTCTTTTACGAGAACTCTTTCTGCGGCGAGAACTCTTGCGGGGACGACCTCTTTTACGAGAACTCTTTCTGCGGCGAGAACTTTTTCTTTTACGAGAACTTTTTCTGCGGCGAGAACTCTTTCTTTTACGAGAGCTCTTTCTGCGGCGAGAGCTCTTGCGGGGACGGCCTCTTTTACGAGAGCTCTTTCTGCGGCGAGAGCTCTTTCGGGGACGGCCTCTTTTACGAGAACTCTTTCTACGGCGAGAGCTCTTGCGGGGACGGCCTCTTTTACGAGAGCTTTTTCTTTTACGAGAGCTTTTTCTTTTACGAGAGCTTTTTCTTTTACGAGAGCTTTTTCTTTTACGAGAGCTCTTGCGGGGGCGGCTTCTTTTGCGGGAGCTCTTTCTGACACGAGAACTCTTAACACGATGATCTGCACTCCACATTGAAGCGGCTAATTTAAAACGAGCTTTGTGTGACATGCCAGGGTCAGATTTTTGTAAATCTTTAATAGTTTTGGACATATGTTTATTGTATGCACTCGGACGGCGGCGACGAGAACTTTTTCTTGAACGATGAACCATTATTTATATATAAACAATTTTTATTTTTTTTTTTAAATTAATATTAAAAATTTCTTAATTTAGATTTAATATAATTTTCAATATTTTGAATTTTTATTTTATATGGAACAATAATTAATTTAATACCCAATTTATTACAAATTTGAATTTTCATTTGATCTCGGTATTGTTGATTCCTAAAAGCATCTTTAGTTTTGTGCATAAAAGGGACATGTTCGTAATGTTGTCTTCCATGATATTCACATCCCAATTTTAATTGTTCATTATAACAATCAATCTCTAGATTATGACCGGTAACAGAATTGAACATATATTTGGGTCTTTGATTGGGAAAGGGTTTTCTGAAAATTTCCTGCAAAACTCGTCTACATTCAGCTTCCCCTTTACTAACTCTAGGGGAAGATGAATTTTTTTTAGATTTTTTCATTAAAGGGTTATAGTTGAAATTGGTGGAATATGTGCCAAATTCTTTATCTCTAGTATAAAAAAACCAGTAAAAAAAAAGGAACCCAAGAGTAATTATTAATAACAGTTCAAAACCTCTTTTATTCCACAAATTTTTAATTTGGTTATAAGTTTTCAAAATCATAAATATTATTTTATAATATTTATTTATACTTAATTCAATAAAAAAAAAAATATATTTAATTATAAATAAAATGAGCAAAACTGGAATTAGTTATTATAATTCGTCTTACTCTGCAACGGCAAATATGTCTAACGGGAAATTTGCAAGTACTTTTGTACCTTCGATGGCTTTACAATTAATCCCAATAACAAAATCTTATGGATATGAATCATTAACACATGGAAAACAATCCAATGGTGTCGGATATTTTCCAATAATGCCTGCTTATCCTTTAAAAAATGGTAGATGTCCTACTGTTTTTAAAAATCGGGCATGTACCGGACAATTTAACCCTGTCTCGTGTACGGGGGCATGTCCAAAAGGTCAGCATTGTTGTTTTGACGGACCAAACTGTGCTCCATATATTAATAAAACTACCCCGGGTACGTGTATATCAGGGGCATCATTATTTCCATCTGTCCCAACATCAGGGGCGCCGGTATCAGGGGCTCCACGCAGACAGATACCTGGAAATCCATTCGTAGCGAGAATTGGGGCTTAATTTAAATTTGATATTTTAAAAATTATTAAATTTTGTTTTATTATTAAAATCATATAATCCATTATCAATATTATTATTATTTAATGAGGGAAGATTTGTCAATTTTTCTTCTAACCATTTACGATCTCCCGAGGAAATTAAATTTCGATTTTGGATGATAACTGCTGCTATATTACAAAAAAGTCTCCATTGAGTAAAGCCGAAGGTTTCAATAGAATTTTCCATAGAAGCCGGGAAAGTATTATTAAAATTAGTAATCCAATAACTATTTTTAAGTTTGTCATTAGCCGGTGGTATGTTATGGGCGATATTTTGTTTTTGTATTAATCCGCCTAATTGTATTAAGTTTTGTAGAGATTGTGAAATATTAGTTATATCTACTTTTTGATCGGGTATTAATAAAGAGTTTTTAATAATTTGGTCAAAATATGATAATCCGCAATGCTGGTTTTGTGAAGTTTGTGTTTTACTATCTTGATATTTATATATTCTAGTTAACATACCATCTCCCTGAAATGGGTCGCCAATATTATATAACATAGAGTGCACATCCTCCAGACTCCCAATCATTGCGGGATTATCAGAAAATCCCCATAAATGCCTAACATCATCTTTCCAATATATTACTCTTACACCTAAAGTTCGTGCCATTCCAATTAGTGATGCAAATCCAGAGTTAACGACGGGTCCATTACCAACTACAAATAACAGATCGCAATTATAAATCAAATAGTACAAAGAGCAAGCAAAAGCGATTATACAAAGAACAAGAGTAATAGGTTGCGAGACTTGTTCTTGGCTATTTTTCAAAAATGTTGGCACACACCATAAAGATGACATCGGGTATGAACCGTGAGATATTCCACTTGGATTTTTAAATCCCCATTGTGTGCAACCGTCACCATTTACCCACCAACCTGCCGCAATAGCCAGAGGCAATGATCCATAAGATTGTAGTGCATTATTTTTGTACATACCATAAGGAGTATTTTCGATAATATTTTGTATTACCCAATTTTCATTGGGATCTATTTTTTTTAAGGTTTTATTAATATAAGTTTGAATTATTTTATTGGACAGTATTTGATATCTAGAAAATACTGTCGATAATAATAAACATTTTTTATTTGGCATATTTAATATTATTAAATATTATTTTATAATAATAAATGAGAATTGTAATTTATATTTTATCTGGAATAATAGTTAGTTTGATTATCGGAATAATAATGCTTGCATATTTTCGCCAAAGTCCTTTTGACAAAAATATTGTAACATTACAACAATCATGGGATACTACAAATATTCCTGTAGATATAAAAGAAAGCATGATGGTCTACGTTTCTGCCCCCCTTTTTAATATGGAAGAAAATTTGTATGCCGTAGGTGTTAATGGACTTTTACCCCAAAATAGCGTATCTATTGCAGAAGGTTTATGCGATCTAACTACAGACGAACTGAATGACATTACGAAGTTATCTATCGCATTAGAATGCCCTTTAAATGGT